GGCTTGTTGTTGTTTTGCTCTTTCTTGCATAGCCACCATTTGTTGCTGTCTAAGAACCGTATTCTGCGTGGGGTCTTGTCCTCTGAATATGTCAGACAAGGCACCCATGATGATTGCTGCCTTTTGGTTCTTGGGTGTTGCCGGTGGTTGTTGCGGGTTAGGCAACATGCCTTGTGGGTTATAGCCTGTTGCTGGGCCAGTTGGTACCTTCATCGTTGGGAAAGAATAAGGAGATTGTTGTTGCATAATCTCCCACCAGTTTTTTTGTTGTCCAGGAAAGTAAGCCATTATCCCCAAATGCCTCCGCTTTTAAATGGCCCGACATTACCAACTGCCATAGCAGTTCCAAGTCCGAGCAATCCGCCCAAGACATCGCCAAATCCTGTTGACTTCCTTTGTGTCGTTTGTCCTTCAAACGGTAAGCCTGAGATAGCTGAACTGAGCAATCCAGCTTGTCTGAGTGGATAATCAACACCTCTGGCAAACTCACCAAATCGAGCATCAAGACCCGCTTGACCGAGACCTTGTTGTTGACCGCCGACACCACCTAGTAAACCAAGCGTTCTGTATTGGTCATCGAGCAGACCGCCTTGCAGTGCTGATCGAAAACCTCTGTCTTGCATACCTAAACCGGCAGCCGTGTCAAAACCCGATGCTCTTAGATTGGCAGCGGTTCTACCCACTGCATCGAAATAAGCTCTGTCAGCCTCGCTTTCAAGTATGCCTGAGCGTGATCCACCAAAAGCACCCGATCTAATTGCTCTGTCCTGGGCTTGTGTTTGCTGTATTTGTCTGGCGCGGTCTAAATCATTAATCGCAGCATCGATAACTTGTTCCTGGTAGGGGTTTTGATATTGAGAAATATCCAGCGGGCCAGTCGCCATTCCAGCTAATTCACCCCTGGGGTTATAACCCATTGAATCGCCAAACATACCTCGCGTTGCTGCAAAGGTATCGAGTTGATCGGGGTTGAATCCAGAGACTAAATCTCCACTATAAGGTGTGAACGGAATATCCGCTGCACTCTTAATACCAGAGTACGCCTCTAAGTATCTTTCCTTTAATTGTGGATCAAGTTCTGTGGTTGCTGTTGCTGCGCCTTTGCTCATAATGTTTTACTTATAATGTGTTCTTGTTTAAATCCGTGTCTCTTTGCGTATCTACTCCATCCTTGGCGACCGCCCCCAAAGAGTTTCTTACACTCGGCAATTCGAGCAAAGGTGGTGACTGCCTCTAATATGTCCTCACAATCAGACATATTGCCCGCCAAGAACAATAGGTTCATGGCTCGGTATTGTGGGAAATCAACCAGTTCTGTGACAATGCAAGATTGTTGGTTCGGATGGGGCCATAACATCAGCTTTCCTGTTGCTATGCCTCGCTTAACATCAAGTATATCCCATTCCTCTTGATATTTTAAGCAAGTTTCTATCAATGGTTTGCACCACTGCCAATGCACTTCCCACTCCTGTCTAGGTGACTGAGGTGGTGGAAAGGTTGCCTGAGTTGTCAACGCTGAGTTTGTATTTGGTTCCATCTGGACTTATTAATATTAATTCGGTTTGATCGCCACCGTTGACTTCCATTCTCTCGCCAACTTTAAACGCCAAACCATCTCTGTTTTCTATTTCACTAACCAGGCTGTTTAAATAGCTTTGACTGTATTCAACACCTGGTCGGGTTAATGCTTGTCTCGCCATTATCTTGAGCCTCTTGCAGTGACATCCAAACGAATATCACCCAATGTAAAATTCTGATTGGTGTCGCCGGTCACGGTCATCATTACCTGACGACCATTAAATCTGGCATCGGTATAACCGTCTGCCTCAAAGGTAAATGAGCCGAAATCAAACGTATCACCGAGAGGCGTGTATTTGCCTTTAAAACTTATGGTGACACCAGGTAGGGTGCTTGCCTCGCTATCGGGCAGTATTTGATTGCATTGAACATATTGGTTGCCCTTTGATATTTCAATCGCGCCAGTTGTTGCATAAGGTTGTGATGAGCCTAGATTATAACTGTTAAAGAGGTTGCCTTTTTCCATGTAAAACACATAGCCCGATTCATCACAGGCAATCGGGTAGTCAAACACGCCTTCATCGATGTAGCAGCCTCGATTAAGGGTGCCAACGGCAAAGGTATTATCAACATAGTTCCAGGTGATGTATTTATCCGGTGTTTTGTTCTCGCCGCTTGGGAAGAAAAACCATATTTCATTGTGTGCGCTGTTGTGTCCGGCACAAGTGACTTTGCGATACAAATAGTTAATGTTGTCAAAGATGTAATCACTGACAGGGCATTTAATCTCTCTAACCGAACCGTCATAGACAAAAATTGATTTCTCACCCAACCAGGCGATAAAGTTTCCGGCACTTACAATGGCTCGGTTCGATATGGCCTTACAATTTGTTCCGGCATCGGAAATACCGTAAACAAACGGTTGACCTGAATAATAGAGCTTACCGAGTCCGGTATCGGTAAAGATTAGAATATCGGTTTGCCACTTGATCGCCGATAAAGCTCGACCACCTGTGGGTATTTGTAGATCACCGGCAGTATTGCCAGATGCTGCTGTCCACACGGTTGAATCTTCTCTTGATGACCACTGTATTTTTCTAGGATCGTTATTGGCACCAATCGCCACAATGTGTCGTTCATTACTTACCACAACCGAATTACAACCGGTGGGTGCGTTGGTGATTGCGGTGGCACTTGCATCGGGTGATCCACTTCCCGCATCGGGTCGCCATTGATAGATTTTTCCGTCACTGGAACAGCAAAAGACCAGGTATTCACCCCAATTATCAAAGGAATAACTTTGTGCATTAAAACCTAGCCCCGATTGAGATCTGGCATCGCCGTAATCTTCAACATTGTAATTATAGGCACCATAACCCAATGGATCGGTGCTGGATGGGGTGGTGAATCCGGATGGTGTAATGTCGTACCAAACAAAGTTGTACAGCACATAAACTTTTTCAGAGGTGCCAACCGCTAGTATTTGATCGCCGTCATTCTTGTTGTAAGCATATAAACCAATCGGCGTACCGGTAAGAGCTGTTGAACGCAAAAGATCCCAACCGCCGATGTTTTGTAACACACCGTCTTGAAAACGAACCAGGTTGGAGTCAACCCAGCGACCTTTAGCGGCATAGTCGGTGCCGTTGGTCACAACGCCTGGCTGTGGGGTGACGGAGATTAGGGCCATAATTAACCGCCTACAGTTTTGGTCTCAGTGGTGGGCGTGATCTGTTCGGTAATATTTGCATCCAAGCCTGACTTCATAGACGCGACTTCATCTGCGCCCATTACTGTCTCGACCCAACCAGTCACAATCGCGTTGGTCAGATCGGCAAAAGGCGTGAAGTTCGATAAATCGTCAGTTGATACTGATTGAGTACCATAGACACTAGCAGCATAAGGGTTTCCCTCTGGATCGTTTTGATCGCTGGTCGCATTTAAACGCCAGTTCACATTATAAACGACATCAGATTTTGAATCCTTAGTCGGGTAGCAGTCAACTGTTTTACAATCCCATGCGTAAGTATTAGCCATTTAATTTTCCTCTTTTAGTTATCGCACTTATCGTGTGCTTGTTGTTTTAATTGCTCAACTTCTGCTGAGAGTTCTTGTATTGCTTTGACCAGCAGTGGTGTAATTCTTCCATAATCCATTTCTTGTGTTTTCTCACTATCTTTGTGTCCACTAATACCATCTGACCAACCAGCCTCTTGAACCTCGTGAGCAATAAAACCTTCTGATGTTTTTCCATCAGATTTCCATGTAAATTCAACTGGATTAAGTGCCAGCGTTCTCTCTAATCCGTTTTGTATAGAACCTTTGACATCTTTAAGCCTGTAATCTGAGCCGGTGTTATATGAAGTGCCTGTGTTTGAGGTTAAAATACTTCCTATGGTTGAGTTGCCATTACTTCTAAATATGGCAGCATAATGTGTTGCACCTGTTGTTGAGTTTTGTGTTCCTATAAGGGAGCTACCAACCAAAGCAGTTCCTCCAATCTTAAAATCTGAATCATAAGCAGAGCTTATTCCCACCAATAATTGCCCTGTTGAGGTTACTCTCATTCGTTCTGAGTTGTTTGTAGTAAACGTCATAGTGTCAGCAGAGGTTTCTTCTATGAAAGTATTCCCACCACCATCAAGATATAGTCTTGAGGCTGCTGGGATTGTGATATGAGAAGATGCTGTAATCGCCCCATTTACATCTAAAGTTACAGCTGGACTCGCGGTACCAATTCCAACCGATCCATTGTCTTGAATAACCATTCTAGAGTCTGCTAATGTTGCTTGTGTAGAATCATCGGCACTATTTAATAGAAAATGTAATTTACCTTTTGAATAACCTTGACTTGTTCCTTCGGCAACTATTGCAATTTTATTTAAATTCCCAGCACCTTCTGGATCTAAACCTAGACCAACTGCATATCCTGTTACATGATTAGCACCACCAAGAGTAATTGGGAAATGCACACCCGCTGTTGTTGAAGTTTCTTTAACTTCCAATAATTGAGCTGGAGTCCCTGTTCCTATACCAACCGCATCATTCCCACCATCAACAAAAAGCATATTGGCGTTGCCGTTGCTCTCGACTCTGAAATCGACATCGGCAGAGGCTTCGTTAAATACTGCGCCACCGTCTTGAGTTAAAGCACCATCAATGTCAACAACATCAAGGTTAGCGGTGCCATCTATATCTATATCACCAGAGATGTCTAAAGAGGCTCCTGTGAAAACTCCACTCGCTGTAAGCGTGGTGAATGTACCCGCCGCTGCTGTGGTGCCGCCAATAACCGAATTATCGATTACGGCTGCATCGATGTTCATAGCAACCGATGTGCCGGTTGCCGAGAAACAGGCATCGATGGTGTCGAGGTCGGTATTCAATTTGTTATCGTAAATCTGTTTATGATTTACTTCTTATAGTTTCCTATAAGTTCAGACTATATCATCAACCCTGTGGGTTGCTCGGCACTCTTGGGGAGATTATTGATTGGTTTCTCACTCCCTAGTCGTTGATCCTTCCAACTACTTTAATCCCTTTCGTTGGCTTGGGTGCTGATTGTCCTCGTCTTAGTTCGTTAGGAGTTCCCAGCAATTCACCGAGTTTTCATTATTAGATTGCTCTAATACGGCTCAATATCTAAGCTTTGTACCCCAAGTGTCAGTTGAGGCTCCGACTTCTGGTTTTGTCAAAGACAAATTAGTCGTTGTTGTATCTGCCATAATTTTTTCCTATATATATGCAAATGTTAATTAACAGCCTTTTAAGCTGCTTTATCTGTCCAGGTTGTTGAGGAGGGTGACTGCTCAGTCCATGTTGT